CAAATTGGTCAATGAAGATACGAGAGATAATCGAGATAGAAACGATAGTTGAAGAGTGCGAAGAGTTTAAATCCTTTGCTCACTTTTTAAGAGTAGCTATTGATGAATATATGAAAACATACCCTACGAAAAACTAATCTAAAATTTTACAATGCCCTGATTAAACAACCCTAGAGGATTTAAGATGGCACTAACTCCAAAGCAAGAAAAGTTTTGCTTAGAATATCTCAAAGATGGCAACGCTACAAGAGCTTACAAAACCGCTTACGATGCTTCAAATATGAAAGAGGCAACTATAAAGAACAATGCTTACAAGCTACTACAAAACAACGACATTACAACGACCATACAAAATCTTAAAAAATTAGCGTTAGAACCAGAGATTGATGACATAAAAGAGCTAAAAAAGTTTTGGAGGTCAATACTAAATAATACTCTCATTGACGATGAACCAAAATTAAACGACAGATTGAAAGCAAGCGAACTACTTGGGAAAGCCACAGGAGTATTTAGCGAAACAAGAAAGACTGAACATAGTGGCTCAATACACATCAAACCTTATAACGACTTCTACGAAGATTTAAACTAATGACACAAAAACCAACGCTCAACCTTGTGTTAAGAGATTTTTGGAAAACAAAATCAAGAGTAAAAGTCGTTTATGGTGGAAGAGCAAGTGGAAAAACTTGGGATAGTTGCGGAATAGCAATCTATTTAGCTCAAACATACAAGATGAAGTTCTTGTGCTGCAGACAATTCCAAAACAGAATCACTGAGAGCGTTTATACAACAATCAAAAGCCAAATAGACAGATTCGGATTGCAGGATAAATTTACAATTACTAATAACAGAATACTTTGCAATCATACAGGAAGCGAGTTTATTTTTTTAGGCTTGTGGCGTTCTATTGAAGAAGTGAAATCGTTAGAGGGCGTTGATGTTTGTTACATAGAAGAAGCACACGCATTAACAAAAGAGCAATGGGATATTTTAGAACCAACAATAAGGAAAGAAGGAAGCGAGTTTTGGATAGTTTTCAATCCAAGACTTCGAACAGACTTTGTGTATAAAAACTTCATTATCAACACTCCTAGAAACTGTCTAATCAAGAAAATAAATTATGATGAAAACCCTTTCTTATCTGAAACAATGAAAACATTGATATTAGAAAAAAAAGAGGATAACGAAGAGGACTATCGACACATCTATCTTGGAGAGCCTAAGTCTGATTTGTTCAACAGCTTATTCAACTACAAAGACCTAGAGAGCGCAATGAGCAGAAATGGTGACCCATCTGGTGCTATTACACTTGGCGTTGATGTGGCACGTTTTGGTGATGACTCAAGCGTCGTAGTGGTAAGAAGCGGACAACAAGTTATCTCTATTGAAAAGCGGCAAGGATTAAGCACAACAGAAGTAGCAACGTGGGTCGCCAATAAATCAACTAAGTTAAAAGCAGACGGAATCATCATTGATACAATCGGTGTAGGTGCTGGCGTTTATGACCAACTTACCAATCAAGGTTACTACTGCGTTGAAGGTAACTTTGGATTCACAGCAGATGATAACAATACATACGCCAATAAACGAGCGGAAAGCTACTTTAAACTCGCGCAAGCTGTTAAGCAAGGCTTAGCCATACCCCAAGACGATGAGCTTGTAGAAGAGCTTGTAAACGTCACTTATATATACACGGAAACGGGCAAAGTTAGAATAACCCCCAAAGACAAAATCAAAGAAGAGCTTGGAAGAAGCCCTGACAAAGCAGATGCTCTTGCCCTTACTTACTTTACCAACATCCACAAAGACACCATCGAGCTTGATTACGATGATTACTACTCACCACCAAACTTATACTAAGGAACACAAATGAAAGATGATGAACTACTTAAAATAGTCAAACAAGATTTAGAGAATGCTAAAGAGGCAAAGTCTGAAATCAACAATAAGATAATTGAATGGCGCAAACTCTACAACGCTGACAATGAAACAAGAGTGGAAGGGAGAAGCCAATACATTTCAAAGGATGCCAAGAAGAACATCCATTGGTACATTCCTAACGCTTTAAAACCGTTTCTAAGCACCGAAGAGATGGTAGAAGCCACTCCACAAACTGCTGACGATGTAGGACGAGCTAAGAGCCAAAGCACACTACTTAACTATCAGTTTAATAATGAGTTTGACAGGTTTAGCTTTATCCGTCAATCGCTTTTTATTATGGCAAGCGAAGGAACTATCATCTCACGAACGGGATGGGAACACGAAGAAGAAACCGTTGAAGAAGAGTTTATGGGTGTTATGCCACAAGAAATAGAAATCCTTGCACAAAATGCTCAAATCCTAGAGATAGAACAAGAGCCACAAGGAACGTATAGAGGTAAATTATCCATCACGAAAGTAACCACATCCAAGCCAACTGCGGTGATTATTAAAAATGAAGATTTCTTTATCGACCCAAGTGCTTCTACGATAGACAAGGCTGATTTTTGTATTCAGCGCATCGAAACTACCCTTAGTGAGCTAAGAAAACAAGACAAGAAATACAATCCAAACGGAATCTATGAAAACGTGGATAAATTAATCGAACTAACCGATGAATCAGATAGCACGCTTTACGCTGATAGAGAACGAAAGCTTGAAGAGTACGGAAAAGATGATGACTTGGAATCAGCCGATAAGTCACGCAAGAAAATCGTTTATTATGAATACTACGGAAATGTAGATATGGACGGAAAAGGCATAGCGAAACCTATCGTGTGTGCATTTAGTGGCAATGTTATTATTAAGAAAGGTGAGAATCCATTTCCTGATAAGAAGCCTCCATTTATTTCAGCACCTTTCTCACAACAACCCTTTGGCTTTTGGGGTGATGCTTTAACTGAGTTTATCGGTGACGTACAGAATGTTAAAACAGCCATTATGAGAACATTTATTGACTTAATGGCAAATTCTACCAACGGAATGAAACACGTCGAGAAGGGAACGATTGACGCCTACAATATTAAGAAGCTACGAGAAGCCAAGATCGGTACTGTTATCGAGTGGAAAGACTTAAAAGGCTATCAACCTGAACTTAAAAGTGATGTGCCTCCTTCATTGATGCAGATGTATGAAATCTTCACGAACGAGGGCGAAAACGAAAGTGGTATCACTCGTTACAATCAAGGTCTAAATGCTCAGTCGCTTAACAAAACGGCAACGGGTGTTACTGCTATTCTAAATCAATCTCAAATGCGAATATGGGAAACATCCTCACAGTTTGCGGAGAACTACCTTAAAGCCTTGATGAGAAAGTGGATGGCTTACAATCAAGCGTGGCTTGCCAAAGAACTAGCTATTAGAGTAGCAGGAGATGATTTTGTCTCTATCAAGCCCGACGATATTGGCGGAAAGCTTGACCTTCAAATCAACGTAGCCTTATCGGGAAGTTCTGAACAGAAATCTCAACACATTATGCAACTCTTCCAAACAGCACTCCCACTTGTTCAAGGCGGAATCGTACCACCTCCACACTTAGGAAAACTCTTTAGCAAATTAGAAGAGTTATGGGGATTCAAAGAGCTATCAAGCGAACTCACCAAGATGATTGAACAATCAGAAGCTCAAGCCCAACAACAAGCAATGCAACCACAACCTATACAACAACCAAACCCAACACAAGGAATGTAACCAATGGAAGAACAAGAGAGTATTCAAACGCTTATCGACAACTGCAATCGCAATATTGACTTAGGGCGAACATTGTCAAGGCTACGCAATACACCAGAGTTTAAAGAGCTTATTCAAGCAATTTACATCGAAGATGCCAAGAAGTATCTTTGGCAAAACATCGTGGCTTATGAAGAAGCAGAACTACTAGAAAAGGGAAGCACTCGCACGGATAATATCCAACGTATGAAAACGGAAGTGCAAGCAAGACTTATCTTTGAACGCTTTTTAAAAACTGTTCAAGAGGATGCAGAAGATGCAGAAGAAACACTCAAACAGCTAAAAGAGGATGAAACAAATGGAAAATGAAGATTTAGAATACAACAAGGCGTTCTTTGGTGAAGAGGAAGCTCCAATCATAGAAGAAGCGGAAGAGATTGCTCCCATAGAAGAGGAAGCCAAAGAGGAAGCTCAAGAAGAAGCTACCGAAGAGGTTAAAGAAGAAGAACCAACAGAAGAAGAGCCAATCGAAGAAGAGGCAAAAGAAGAAGCGCCTGCCGAGATGGTGAAACTTATTTGGAATGGTAAAGAGATAGAAGTCACTAAAGAGGAGGCCATTAAGTTGGCACAACAAGGCTTTGACTATACGTTTAAAGCGCAATCAATCTCTAAGTATAAAAAGCAAATTGAATCAATGATGGAAGCAGGTATTCAAGACGAAGATTTGCAACTGCTCGCAAAAGTAAAGCAAGGCGATAGAGAAGCCCTCGCATTTTTAGCAAAACAGCAGAACATAGATCCATTTGAGTTAGTTAGTATCGAAAATCCAAATCCTACCCTACAAAAAAGCACATCGGAAATTGTAGTATCCGATGAAGTAAAACCTTTGATGGAACAGATTAGTCACAACACGGAACTGTTAGGAAAATTACAGCAAGCCGAAAGTGTGCTACCTAGTGCTGTCATCAAAGCGATGGCGCAAAACCCTGAGTTGTTTTATGGAGTAGTAAGCGAAGTAGCAAACGGGACATTTGACGAAGTTATGCCACAGCTCCAAAGACAGCTTTCAACAATGAGTGATTTAGATAGGGCGTATGTGATGCAAAACCCTAATCAATTTGCGACTCTTTATATGCAAGTAAAGAACACCGCCAAGAAAGAAGCACCACAACCTATCGTTGAAGTAAAAAAAGAAAAGCCTAATATGGCAGAAGTCGGGATAAAAAAATCCCAAACCGTTACAAGGCAAGAAGAAGTTATCAAAGATGCCTTTAACAGCGATGCAGAGTATCAGAAGATTCTCGCACGAGTAAGAAACCAATAAGGAATAAATATGGCAACTACTACCACAACCCAGATACCATCAGGTATTCAAGCCTTTTATGACAGAAACCTCTTAGAGAGAGCTGTACCGTCACTCGTTCACGATATGTTTGGTCAAGATAGAAACATCCCTAAAGGTGCATCAAAGACCGTCAAATTCAGAAAGTATAGCTCACTAGCTGTTGCGACTACTCCATTAACCGAAGGTGTTACTCCATCAGGTAGCCAATTAAGTGTAACCGACATCACGGCAACCGTTGCTCAGTATGGTGACTTTGTTACTGTATCTGATATGGTATCTTTGACCGTTGAAGATTCTGTAATCACAGAAGCTACTGACATCTTAGGAGAGCAAGCAGGTCTTACACTTGACACGATTTATCGTGACATCATCAACGCTGGAACATCTGTTTATTATGCAAACAATGTAGTTGGCCGTGTAAACGTCGCCGCGAAACCTGCTGAGGCTGATTTAAACGCTGTTATCAAGGCGCTTAAAGCTCAAAACGCTAAGAAGTTTACTGCCCTTATTCAAGGTTCTGCAAAAGTAAACACTTACCCAATCCGTCCTTCATTTATGGCTATTACTCACACTGATAAAGTAACAGACCTTGAAGCTATCACAGGCTTTAAATCTGTTGAGCAATATGCATCACAAGGCGAAGTAAGCGTTAATGAGGCTGGCTCATTCAAGAATATCCGCTTTATCGAAACAACCAACGCCAAGATTTTCGCAAACGCTGGTGCTGGTTCTGTAAACGTGTACTCAACTTTGGTACTTGGTAAAGATGCTTACGGTGTCGTTGGTATCAAAGGTAAGAGAAACATCGAAACAATCGTTAAGCCTTTGGGTGCTGGTGATGAC